TCGCTATTATAAGTCCATTTAGGTAAACTAAAATATCCTTGGCTTTCCAAATACTTTAATCTTGTCCTATTAGTTACGCATTCTTGCACAATTTCTTTAATGCTGCAACCAGGATGTTCATTTATATATTTAATAATAAAATTTGCTTGTCTTTGATCGTCTAGTTTAGTGTACATTTTTAATCCCATGAGCTTGTTCTATAAGCCTAGCAAATCTAAATATTCTGTCAAGCGTTAAAACAGCATTACCACTTCCAAATGCTTCTTTATACGCTTTAATAATCTCTTCTTGTGTAAGTGGGTTAGAGTCCACCATAAGCCTCCGTTAATCTTTTACTATCATATCTTGACAATCCTTTATATTCCTCTACAGGTTCACCAGGTAATAATGGTGTTATCTTAATATGATGTGTTGTGTTTTTTAAATCGTTTAAATATGATAATTGGTTAGGATGAAACGACCATAAATAAGACTTCTTTAGGTCACCAGACTTAACATCATACTCCTCATAAAGCCATGCTACAGGTTCTTTTTTAGCCATTAGTAGAACACCATCCTTTTTATGTGAATTTTTTTCCTTTTTCCAAACCATACCTTTTTAGGCGGTATTGAATCATCATGGAAGTATAAAGCATTTGCAACCGGATTTGCATATTTATTGTGAACAATCGTATCAATAACCAAAAGTTTAGTCTCCAGATACGCCCTTTCATTAACCGGACTGTGGGACTGATCTTGCACAGCAAACTGATTATTAGCATAAACAACAGCGCATACAGAATTACCCCAAAGACCAGAATGTAACCTATTACGTATAACATTAATGACTCCAACTTTTTCCTCCAATGTTCTTGTATTAACTTCGTGGTAAACAGCAGTTGCATAACACGCTATATCTAGTTCTAAATGGTGTATATCCATTATAGTCCTTTCATGATTTTCTTGTGTCTAGTAATCCCATACAAGCGTATAATTCTATTATAAATCTAAAAGAAAGGAGAATCGCTATGTGGACATCACCAGCAGCAACAGAAATGCGTTTTGGCTTTGAAGTTACTATGTACGTAATGAACAAGTAATTGTTATGCAATGGGGATGCTCCTAGAAAGGAACATCCTCATCTGCACCTTCAACAGCAGGTTTACTTCTAGCCTCACCCTTAGCTTCTGCTATTGCTACAGAACCGCTAATAAACTTACCATTAGGACCTTCTCTAACCCAACCTGATAAAGTAAACTCAATACCATCTACATTTAACTTACCTCTATAGTCTGGTCGTTTAGGATTATCTCCCTTGTCGTTCTTGTTTAATGTAAACGTGTTTGTGTTGTTATACTCAGCCATATACTACTCCTTTAGTTTTAAAATTGTTTGTTCTACTTCTTCAAGAAACTTAACCACTTCTGCTTCTAATTCTCCTATGTAATTATCATCTCTGTCAACCCTAGCTACAAATAGCTGTAGTTCTCCCTCAGGAAAGTTAGGATTATAACTTACAAAGTCTACCCACTTAGCACCGGTACAAGCTAACTGCCATTGCATCTGTGGAATGTATTTACTAGGAACTGACTTACTCATAAGCGTATTAGTATGGGTTGTTTCTATAGGACACTTAATCTCTATAAGACCTGCATACTTACCTTCTTCTTCTGCATTTACAGCTCCGTCAGGACTAGCACCGCTATTCTTAATAATAGGATGGTCAAAGAAGCCGACCTCAGTCACAGATACCCCTCTAGTTCGCATATAAAGCTCCCTAGCAGCACTTTCTCTTTCAATCCCATCTAACATAGCCTGGTTAACAAAACTATCGCCTTTCTTGCCAGTCAATCGTTCTGATACTAATTGAATAAGGTAGTTTTGACGTGATGTAGATACGCCTGTTTTAGTCTTGGCGATAACATCCGATATTCTGGATGCTGTCACCTTGCCTAATCTTTGCTGAAACCACTCTTCTGTGCGTTGTTCAATCATAGGAAGTCTTCTTTAGATACTAACTTTACAGGATTACTTTGTTGATGAATAGCATTAACTACTTCATTTGCTGAAGCAAACTCTGTGCCACCTAATCCTAAAGCTGCTAAACATCTGCCAATGGCAGAGGTCTCACAGTTTTCTACGTAGGATGTTCCATTGATTTGTGATGCTTTTCTAAACTCCTGTGCATGACCAGTTGCAAATGTTTGCACTTGACCACCTTCTAAGTAAACACCTGCATAAGCCTTAACAATACATTGTTCATCATCAATCTTAACTATTTCAGTAGTAAGAAAATAAGTAGGGAACTGTTCTCTAAATTCTTGAACTCTTAATGCTACTGTTTTATAGTTCTTGCCTTTAATATTAACTATACCTTGTTTAGTCATCTGTCTCTCCTTTTGTTGTAATTCTTGCTGGTGTTGTTCCATCATCACCTGGTCGTAAAACTGTTGTTGTGACATTTGCTCTCTCCCATTTATCGTTATCTAGTTTAATTTCTTCATTCAATTGCTTTAGTATATTTGCTATTTGTTCTAAACCATTCGCCATATTATATACCCCCAAAATACAAAAAGGAATAGCCATAAGTATTTATTCATATTGCACCTGCAAACTTACCCATTAAATAAATGCAGAAAGCTACGTAACACCAGAAAGCTATTGCTGTAATAATCATTGTTGAAATTTTCATATTATCTCCCATATCCAAAGGCTGTTTCATATTTAGGTTGACCATCCCAAAGGTAAGCATTTGAATAGCTAGTGATTTTAACACTATTTTGTCTGCCATTTGCAACTTTTAACATTGGTGTACCTTTTTCTTCACCAGCTACCATATAATCAGCACCAGTACTTTGCTTAGCTACAATAGCTGTCATAGGAACAATTTTAATTCTATTATTGCCTACAACTTCTTTTACTTTGTAAAAGTCTACTTGAGTTTGGTCGTAACCCCAACTGCAATAAAGAATGTCACCTTCTTTTAAGTTAGTAGGAGCAAGTCTTTCTGCTTTGTATTTTGCAACTTCTGCAGCTCTAGCAATTCTGTTATTAACAGTCTTAGCAACTTGAGCCAACATAGCTTCTTCACTTCTAAACAAATAATACCAAGTAGGATTAACAGCCTTGCCAGCAAAACAAATGGCAGAGAACTTACCGTTATCATTGTTTGTATAAACAACCACGTCTGCTGGGTTTTCTATTACTAATGGAACATAACCTGCTGGAATGTATCTTTCTTTTTTAGCAACCATTTTTTCTCTCCTTGTTATTTAATTACTATATACACAGTATATACACATTAAAGATAAATGCAATACCCTTTTTAAACTTTTTTTACCTATGCAATTTCACTTTCTGCCCAGGTATTACCATTTGCTATAGATTTAACACCAGGACCTCCAGTAAGTGCGTATTGCTTAAATGGCTCTGGTTTATCGTTTGGGTCACCTTTAAGTACTATTTTTGCAGCTTCTAGTCTTAAATTCTCTGCTGGAGTGTTTAAGAATTGCATAGTTGATAAAGCTACAACCATATTTCTTAGTGCATAAGTAGGTTGGCTTCCTACTAATTTTTTAGCTTCTGCGTAGTTCATACTACCTCCTCTTCTTCTTTTGTATAACTATTAATAATTTGTTCTCCTGTTGAGTTGTCAAGATAAACAACCCAATCTCCTATAGTTACATATACACAACCATTATTTTCTCCATTACCTTGTCTTACGTCAATATTTACTTTCATAATATTCTCCTTATTTAACAGTTGGTAATTCGTTAAAAATAAACTCTTTAATCAAATAACATAACTCTTCTTGCTCATCTAAATCCATATTAGGATTTTCTTTGTATACCTTTGCACATTCATTCTTAGCCATTTCTGTTTTTTCAGTCATTGTGTAACTTTTCATTTTTTTCTCCTTATTGATAATATAAAGCAACAACTACATTATTTTTGTCAGGATATGATACATCCCAAAAATCATCACCATTATCTACACCAAGTTGATTAAACTTTTTAATGCCTTTCAAAAAACCTGTTAAATCGTCAGGATTGTTAACATCAAACCATTTACCTGAGCAACCACAAAAGCATTTATTGGCTTTACCTACGTATACTTTTTTAACTGTTTTCATTTTTTCTCTCCTTGTTAATCAATTACCACAACAGAACTATAGCACGTACAAAAAAATATACAATAGCTATATAACAAATATATACAAATAATTTTAAATAAATATCTTGCAAATTAAAATTAGCTATGATAATGTTTTTTGAATTATTTAACCACAGGAGAAGAACCATGAAAGTCCGCAATTGGAGCAAGTTTCAGCATTTTAAGAACAAATCGTCTATGATTTGGTTTAAGGTTTATGGCAGGGATATTATCAATGACCCTGACTGGCATGAGCTTAATTCTGACCAAAAATCAACCCTATTTGAATTATGGTGTTTAGCATCTGAACGTAACGGAGAGCTTCCAGACTTAAGAAAAGTATGCTTTAGGTTACACAAAGAGCCAGAGTATATTACCGCTATCTTAAACAGCCTTAAGGACTGGTTTGACGGTGACATAGCTGGAATTATACACAAAGAATATAAAGAGTATGCTAGAGAGGAGAAGATAGAAGATGATATGAGAAAAGAAAAGAAGATATTAGAAGAGAAGATAACCTTTATTAAGGCTTTATCATGAATATAAATGACTTCTTAGGATACTTTGAAAAGTCTTACAGGTCTGGTAAAGATGAATACCAATGTTTATGTCCAGCTCATAATGATAAAACTGCATCTTTAAGCATTAAAAATTTACCAGATGAAAGAATTTTAATTCATTGCTTTGCAGGTTGTGCTGCTAATGATATATTGGGAGCTGTAGGTTTAACATTTGACGATATTGTTCCAAAACGTTTAGGTGATTTTAAACCTGTTTCAAAACCTTTTAATCCTTATGCTGTTTTAAAAGCTATTTCAAATGAAACATTACTTGTAGCATTAGCTGGATTAGAAGTTGCTAACGGAAAAACCTTACCACAAGAAGATAAGGATAGATTAATGATAGCTGTAAATAGATTGAGAGAGGCTTACCAAATATGTCATTAGATGAAAAAGTTGAGAACTTAATAGTAAATGAGGATAAAATAAAGAATTATTTTTTTAGGAGAGAAAGTGATGAGTACCGTAAAATTAAGAGTCCAGATA